GATCAGGTGAAGCGCAACGCTGCAGCAACCTACGCTGCTGATCGCCGTGCCGCTGCAAAGGATCGCCTGATGGATAAAATCGACGCCGCTCTTTCTATGTGAACGTTTATGAACAATCAGGGAACCTGCCACGGTTCCCGCTTCCTATCCCCTACAATTACTTTAGTTCAAAGGAACCCCAATGTTCACCTCAATCACTGATCGCAAGGCATTCGGCGCAACCTATGAGTGGGCAGTGCTCTCCACCCTGCCGATGGACTCCGATAAGAAGCGCCATGGTCTCCGCGCCTCTGAAGTCAATCAGGCGCTGGGGATGCCAAAGGAAGCGCGGACGACGGTCACCCTGTTGCTCAAGCGTATGGCGGCAGATGGCATGGTCCGCCGCTATGAATACACTGTGGGCAAGCGCCCTTTTATCACCTACAAGCGGGTGATGCCTCTCCGCAAGCGTGAGCGGATCGCCCGCTGGATCCAAGGTTAAGCATTGTGAATAGTTGGGGAACCTGCCACGGTCTCCCCTTCCTATCGCCTACAATTATCTCAGTCGAAACCAAACCCATGACCGACAAAACGACCATCACCCTTGACCTGCCCGCCTTGCGGGAGTTTATTCAGGAGCACGCTGGATGCGACTGGGATGATGCCTTGGATTGGATTGAGCAAGTGCAAGGCATTACCGTTCCCGAAGCGCTATGGGGCACCATAGAAGAAGTGTGGCGGGAAGAAGCGGACCTGTGGGAACCGTCAGACGCTGAGATGATGGGATCCTTTGGCACCAAGTGGCATGACGGACTGTAACGGATTATGAACAATCGCGGGAACCATCACGGTTCCCGCTTCCTATCGCCTAAGATTAGTTCAGTCGAAACCAAACCGATGACCAGCAACTTTAACTACGCTTCAAAGCACGGTGATCTGATCCCCCGTCAGGGTCTTGCGTATTGTGATGACGACAATACGTTTCAACCGTACACCTTCCACGTCAATGCTTGGGCGTGCTTGTTGTCTGACGCCCCTAAGGCGTCTCCTGTCCCTTCTAATCCAACGGCGTTTCATACGTGGGAAGAATTGATGGGGGCGATGTTTAGTTAGGGGACTGACCCCTAACTGGCACAGGGGTGCTTGACGGGGCAGTGGGTGCGTGGTAGGCAGTGCCCCGCCCCCGCCCGTTGCCGCCCGCCGCCGCGTGTGCCCCCCCGTATATAAAACCCATGGGTCCCTGTAAGCTATAAAGTCTTGCTTTCGCGACCTCTTTATAGAACTCAATGTTTTTCTATATAAAGCAAAACCGAAAATGGAAATACCCGATATGCAAAAAAATCCCGGAGAAAATTTTACGACTGTAGAGGTCGATTCAGTAACAGGTGAGTATTATGTTGCATTACCAGAATGGGTGATTAGTGAATTCGGGTGGTTTGAGGGTACAGAGGTTAATATGGAAGTCGATGGTGACTCTATACTAATAACCGAACAAAAAGATTGACCGACTCTTATTAATAGAGTATAATTAGAAGTGAATCGATTCAAATTCAAATTGACTTAAGTTATGGCAAAAGGATTTACAGTAAAAGCAAAGTCGCCCGTTGTGAAGAAAGAAGCAACTGAAGATTGGGACTATGCACTAGCAAGAGAAATGGTCAAAGGTAAGACTGTAGTATTCTGTCTACCTGGACGTAATGTTTCTTACACATTTCTGAAGAACTTTGTACAGTTGTGTTTTGATCTTGTACAGAGTGGAGCGAGTATTCAGATCTCGCAGGACTACAGTTCGATGGTAAACTTCGCACGTTGTAAGTGCCTAGGGGCAAATGTACTGCGTGGACCCGATCAGAAACCATGGGACGGTAAGTTAAATTACGATTGGCAACTCTGGATTGATAGTGACATTGTGTTTAACACGGAGAAGTTCTATCAGTTGGTGTTGATGGATAAGGATATTGCTGCAGGTTGGTATATGACTGAAGACGGTCATACGACATCTGTTGCACATTGGTTAGAGGAGGATGACTTCCGTAATAATGGTGGAGTTATGAATCACGAAACTGGTGATAGTATTACGAAGCGTAAGAAGCCTTTTACTGTTGACTACACTGGATTTGGTTGGTTGCTGATCAAGAACGGTGTATTTGAAGATAAGGGTATGCAATATCCTTGGTTTGCACCGAAAATGCAAGTCTTTGAATCTGGAGAGGTTCAGGATATGTGTGGAGAGGATGTATCATTCTGTCTTGATGCGAAGGAAGCAGGATTTGAGATTTGGTGTGATCCTCGCGTCAGAGTTGGTCACGAAAAGACTCGCGTGATCTGATATGAGCGCAGAGTTGTATACAGTACTCCATAAAGGTGAAGTTCTTTATGAACACTTGACAGAGGAGGAGTATTTCGATACAATGGAGGACCTGTCTCAAAGGTTTTATGAGACGGGCTCTCCGAACCCCTCGGAACTTGACACTCGTATTATTCAAAAGGATTAAAGTATTATGGCACGTTCGAAAGTTGGTCTAGTCAAGGACGGTTTTACACCGGGTAAGCCCAAGAAATCTCGTCAGGGGACTGGGAAGCATACAAAATACGCCGCGTCTTCTCGCAATAAAGCAAGGAAGATGTATCGCGGACAAGGTAAAGGTTGATATAATAGGGGGAGTCTTCGGACTCCCCTTTTTTTAATAAATACCTAAAAAGATTGGTATAATGAAAACCTTCCATCAGTTTTGTTCAGAAGCATATCAGTTAGATGAGAATATTCTTACGAATACAGTAAGAGGTGCTTGGTCAAATCCTGTTGTAAGAAATGTTGTTGGCAAAACAAGAGCTGGTCGTTTCGTTAGAAGTCTTGCATTACCACAAGTACCAGGACCAGTGGGTGATTTGGTAGACCTAGGTCTTTCTGCTGCTACAATGGGTCCAGCAGGTGTTGCTGTTACTGGACTGCAAAAAGCAGCAAAATATGGGGCACCTGTAGGTAAAGCAATTAGTAAAGCACAAACTCAAAGAGACGATACAGCACGCCAGGCACTCTCCACAGCACCTAGCACACGCGGTATGTCCTTTGCTGATAGAGAAAGATTAGTCAAAGGTACTCGTTTGAGGGGTATTTGAGATAAAAATAAATAGAGATAAGGGATAGCAACCCCTCTAAAAGTTCTGATTTCAGAGTAAATCAGGATCTAAAATGGGCAATTCACCTGTCGATAGAGACTCTAACTACATGAGAGAGATGTGGGGAACCACAAAACTCGTCACTGACTACTATAAGGACGAAAAAATGCACGATTTTCTTGATAATTTGGGTAATTACCAGCATCAAAAGATGCTTCGCGAGATTGCAAACGATGATCTGACACCTAAAAAGCACGATTTTAAGACTCAAAACGAACTTCATGAGAAAATTCGTAATGATGAGGATTATGATGACTGGGATTATGGTACAGAACCCTATTATGGCAAGATTTCTGGGTAGAGGGTATAAATAAATTCAGAAAAATCTACCTATTCAATGGCAACCAGAAGGGTTTCAAGAGCATTTAAGGATATTAGTTTCGCATTTGACCCACATCCTGTGACCAAGGACCTTCCTGTCTTGATTAATGAGCGTGCAATCATCAGATCTGTGCGTAATTTGGTCGAAACCATCCCTACAGAACGATTTTTTAACTCCGACTTGGGGTCTGACATTCGTAGAAGTCTTTTTGAGTTCGTCGATGTCGCCTCAAGTCGTGTTATTGAAGAGCAAATACGTGAAACTGTGCTGTTTTATGAGGATCGAGTCGAAAATTTAAAAGTTCAAGTCGATCCACAGCCTGATAATAACAGTTTTGACGTAAATGTTTACTTTGATGTTGTAGGTTTAGATTTGCCAACTCAAGCATTTTCGTTCATACTAGAGGCGACACGATAAAAGATGCCTTTTACACAGTTTACTAACCTAGATTTCGATCAAATCAAGGCTCAAATCAAGGATTATCTCCGTGCAAACTCAAATTTCACGGATTTTGACTTTGAAGGGTCTAACTTTTCGATTCTGATTGACACTCTTGCCTATAATACCTACATTAATGCATTCAATGCGAACCTAGTTGTCAACGAATCTTTCTTGGATGCGGCAACAGTTCGTGAAAATGTGGTTTCACTGGCAAGAAACATTGGTTATATACCCCGTTCTAGGAGCGCCGCGAAGGCAAACGTAACTTTTAGTGTTCCTACCACTACCAGCAGTGGTTTTATCACCCTTGAAGCGGGTCTGGTATGCATTGGAGGACAAGATAACAGTTCATATCGCTTCTCAATTCCAGAAGATGTCACTGCTGCAGTCAAAAATGGTGTAGCACAGTTTGGAACGACTGAAGAACCCATTCAAATTTACCAAGGATCACTTCTTACACGTCAATTTTTGGTTGATACGTCGGTTGACCAGAGATTTATCCTTGATAACCCCAATATTGATACATCAACAATCACTGTTTATGTAAAAGGAATCAATGATACTGGTTTAGGTAGAGAATATAGTAGAGTTGACAATATTTTAAACATTGATAAGAACTCTGAGATCTTCTTACTGCAAGAAGTTCAGGATGAAAGGTATGAATTGCTGTTTGGTGACGGATATTTTGGTAAAGAAGTAGAAAATAATGCAGTTATCACCGTAAGATACATTATTACCGACGGTGAAGCAGGAAATGGACCTTCTGTTTTCGAATTCCAAGGCAATTTCGTTGATCAGTCCAATGTTAGGGTCATTCCTACTTCGTCCGTACCCGTAACGACCGTTCAGAAGGCGATGAACGGCGGTGAAATTGAAGATGTATCCTCTATTAAGTATTTTGCTCCAAGACTTTATTCAGCCCAATACAGAGC